TAAATCAGCATTTACGCTTAATGTGTAAGGTGTAGGCATCAGTCTTTCTACAGTATAGTTTTTGCCTTCTTTATTTAGATACTCATTATCATTGTCATCATATGCACGTTCGCGTATGTTAAGTTTATTGACATAACTAGCATCACTAAGTCTAGCTGCATCTTGTTCTAAACCTGTAATATATACTGCCATTCTAGGAGCACTTGGTATTTTGTTTTCACTGTTATCACGCATAATCTGTGATACTTGTCTAGTAAGATCACCGTACAGCACAGGAACTTCTACTAGTTGTCCAGCAGAATCCTTGTAAGAAAAGTTACTTAACATCCTTACCATCTGTGTAATATATCGTCTTACCTGACCGTCGTAAAAGTGTTCCATTATTTAATTTGTCTCTTATATAAAATATCTGGCATCTTTATGTCAATTCGTAAAGGACCATTATTGTCTTGCTTGTTATTTACATCACTTACAGTAAGTAGTGGATAATACTTTACTATAAACTTTGCTTTTTCTGTTGCATAATCATCCATATACTGTGGATATCTATCTTCGTCATTATTGTAAAAAATGTTTGGTATTTCTTTTTTTACACTAGAAGATATTTCACCTTCTTCAGTCTTGACGATAAAATCTTGATCTCTACTATTATCCTTCATAAATTTATCGACTGCTTGGATAAAATTATTGTAACTATCCTTTGCATTGTTATATTGTGCAGACTCTTTTGCAGTTGGAGTAAATCCTTCTCCTTCTACGCTACTCGGTGCATTACTGGCTGCCGCCCCCGTAAAATTTAATTTGCCACTTAACCCCGCTGGCGAACTTGCTTTTAACTCTCCTCCTAAAGGTTTAAGTATTTTGTTAAGTCTTTCTACATCTTTAGCACCTTGCACACCTTCACTTTCAAAATGAAGTGCAAGTCTAGAACCTAAAGTTTCACCAGTCATTTCTTCATAACCGTCACTTACAACTTTAAAATGTTCTGGTGATTTTAGTTTAGCAAGTTCTGTAAAGATAGTTTCTTCGTCTGTAAATAGTCCAAACCATCCACCTTTTAATGCATCGTATAATGCCTGTGTGATTCCTTGTAGATCTTCACTTGACATAGAAGTGCCACCGCCACCGTCAACAGATCCGCCGCCACCTGTTTCGCCATTTGGATCCCAATCTGGATACATTTTTGCAAGCTCATCAGGAGTTACTAGTGTGACTGTCATGGGATTGTCTTCATTAGGTACAGGCACAGGTGCTTCTGCATTTTCTGGCGGATTCTTTGGAGGAGCCGGTTCGGTAGGTTCAGTTCCTAAATCATCTCCGTCTCTATCATCTTCCGGAGGTGTAGTAGTGTCTACAGTATCATCCCCGGGTTCTATTTCTTCAGGTTCTTCTGGTTCTTCTGGTTCTTCAGGTTCTACTTCTTCTGGTTCTTCAGGTTCTACTTCTTCAGGTTCAGTATCGTCTGCAGGTGTAGGTGTTTCGTCTGGCTTTTGGTCAATCTTTTCATCACCATCTGGACTTGTTACAACTGTTGGCGTATCTGTATCCGTAGTTTGACCATCTGGATTACCAACTGTGTATTCTTTACCTGCTATGTTATAACTTTTAATTACTACAGACTGTATCTTAGGATTAGATGATTTAATTTCAGATTCTTTTTCTTTAATCTTTGCAATAAGTAATTGTTCAAAATCTTCTCTATCTATCAATGATTTTGGTACATTTGCAAAAACATGCTGTACACCATCTACAAATGTAATGACAACATCTACTCTTTCTTTGTTTTCTTTTAATAATTTAAAATGCCTATATCTCATATTCTAATCCCATTCTGTGCTCGGTATTGATGGTCCTGAAGGCTTTTTTGGCTCCTGCTTAGGAGGTTCAGTTGTAGTCGCCGGCGGCTTTGGTTCTGGCTCTGGTGTAGGCTTAGACGGTGTTGGCTTTGGCTTAACTGGTTCGGCAGTTGTTTTAGGCGGTTCCGGACTAGGCTCTGTTTTCGGCGGCTCAGTTTTCTTAGGCGGCTCAGATGTTACATCTGGCTTAGTAGTCTTTGGAAACGGTGTACCTGGTTGTTTATCTATTTCTGGCGGCTTCTCTGACTTAGGCTCAGATGGTTTAGGTTTTAAGAAGTCTGGTACTAAATCGCTCAAATTAGGTAATTCAAATCCTGAGTCGCCGTCATCTTCAGGTTCTTGTGGCTGCTTCGGCGATTGTGTAGACGGACTAGGTTGAGGTAAAGTATTGCTGTCAGGCGGCACAATTACGTCATCAGTATCTGGAATGACACCCTTGCCTCCGTCGTCAGGAATTTCTGGTTGTGCAGGTGCCGATGTAGACGGACGTTCGTCGCCTGTACCACTAGTGCCAGTAGGTGGTGCATCTGAAGTTGTATCACCACTAGTACCGCTAGGAGCTCCTTTTTGTGCGTCTGGATTAGGTCCGAAGGAAGGTTCTCCTTCTCCGTCTCCTGAGCCTGTACCTTGCCCACTATCGCCTGTGCCTGTACCCTGGCCACCGCCTTTACCCGATCCCTTGCCAGGTCCTTGTCCGTCACCGTATCCGTCACCGTATCCGTCACCTTGACCTTTACCTTTGCCTTTACCTGGTCCATCACCTTGACCAACACCGGAACCTGTGCCTGTTCCTACTCCGATTCCGTCACCGTTACCATCTCCGCGACCTGGTTTTAACCCTGTGCCATCTTGTCCTGCACCGGAAAAGCATTGCATTATTGTGTCATAATGTTCAGGATGATAATCTAAATATCTTTGTGCTGCCTTTTTTGCTGCACTTAATCTACCTAGATTAGGATTTGCGTTATGTCTACGCACAGCCGTTTTGATTGCTGTACAAAGTCTTTCGTGACCAGGAGTACGTTCTAATAGCACTGCCATATCGTCATACAAATTATGTTCTACAATTATTAAATCTTTATATTTCATTATTCGTCTGCCTTAGGTCTAAGTGCTTCTGAAAGGCTCTGTCTTTCTTTTACTTCTTCACCACCGATTGTACTTACCTTATTGTTGTTAACAAATCCTGTTTTTTGTGTATTTCTAGTATTTGTATTTGTAAGTGTCATGCGTACACTATCTTGCTGTTTCACCCAACGTCTCCCGTCATATCTAAAAAGTCGGTTTGGTTGGAAGTCTGTACGTAAGAAATAGTCTCCAACATCATTACTTAGCGGAAATGATATACCATGTCCAAAAGTTTCGCCGTTTGGTGCAAGTCCGTCACCTAAAAGATATCCTTGATATCCGGGCTTTTCAGGAGTACGCATTGTATCTGGAATGCCATCACTGTCAGTATCTATAAGATTAGCGTTGCCGTTTTCATCTAAACTTAAACTAAAATAATGACTTATGTCATATCCGCTTTTAGGTGCATCTGCCTCTGCTTGTTTAATAATAGCATCATTTATATCCTGTTCAATGCTATAGGTGCTTAGTATGTCTCTATTACTTTGACTACTGCCTTCAAATGCAGGTAAATCTAAAATATCTTTATATTCTTGGCTATCTACAATTTGCTTTAGCTTTAATCTGTACAAATGAGGATACCATGTTTGACTAAAACCTTCTGCTGCTCTTGATACTTCTTCTACAACATAATAACGTTTCAGTGCTGTTTCAAAATCATTTAAAGCAAATTCGTCCTTTAAATGAGGTAGCTCAATCACGTCTCCGGATAGCACTTTTCTACCAAGTGTTTTTACGCTACTCTGTATATGCACAGTCATAAACAATGTGTCATTACTGAGGAATAGTCCAAATTGACTTAAATCAAAATCATTATCTTGTACATTGTAGATACCACGCAATGTGTATATGTCTTGCTCGTATTTTCTATCTCTGTTCTCTAAAAACAACAAGTCTTGTATATTTGTTTCTTTAACTTCATTATACTGTGGAGTAGTGGCAGTTGCATCTTCATCGCTAGGATTAGAAGGTCCTAGGTATTTGTGTAGATGTACATCAGTACCACCCACAGTAAACATTTCATAAACTTGTTTGTCTATAAAATCAAAGTCATTGCCTTTTTGAGGCTTGTATAGAGATAGTCTTGGCATATACATATTTATCGTAACGATAAATACTATGGAGATTAAAATATGGCGACTTCTAAGCAAGAAATATATGATTATGTATACGCACTACTAGGCGGAGGCATGGTAGACGTTGAACTTGATCCTGTTCATTACGAAACAGCACTAACAAAAGCACTTACAAGATTTAGACAAAGAAGTGATAATTCAGTTGAAGAATCATATTTTTTCATGCCTACTGTTGTTGACCAAAATGATTATACTTTACCTAAAGAAATAGTAGAAGTTCGCAAAATATTTAGACGTAGTGTAGGTTCAAGAACAGGCGGCGGCAACGGCGGCAGCTTATTTGAACCATTCAATTTAGCATACACTAACACTTACTTGTTGAGTAGTTCTAACCTAGGCGGATTAGCAACATACGATATGTTCTCGCAGCATCAAGAACTAGTAGGACGTATGTTTGGCTCTTACATAGAATTTAAATGGAATACGCAATCTAAGAAGTTGACTCTTCTTCAGCGTCCAAGGGCAGAAGAAACACTGCTATTAATGTGCTACAACTACAGACCAGATGAAAGCATATTAGACGATTACCTTGCTGTACAATGGGTAAAAGATTACACACTTGCAACTTGCAAATATATGCTAGGAGAGGCAAGAGAAAAATTTGCAACTATTGCAGGTCCACAAGGTGGCACTAGCCTTAACGGAGCAAGCCTCAAAGCAGAAGCCCAAAGTGAAATGGAAAAACTAGAAATGGAAGTTAGCCAAGCAGTACCGGGTGGTACAGGCTATGGATTCCTAATAGGTTAACGACCTTCACGATCGTGTACATACAACTCAATCAAAGCGTAATGTAATACCTTGAGCAAATCTTTGCGATTATAGCCATCTTTCTTGCCATATCGTTGTGCATACTTCATTACGTTGCCAATACAGAAACCATCACCATGACCTGCATCAATAATGAATTCTGTTGCTTGCAACTTGTTAAGGCTGTAATGCTCACCATAGGTCGCATCTACATACGCCTGTAGTTCTTTGATAAGTTCGCCTTCGTTGTATTTGTAATCAATGGCCACAGATTAACTCCTATATGTTATAACTTTAGTTGTTATTATTACATATAGATAATAATTTGTCAACCTAAAAATCAGGAATAAGATCA